CATTAGGTCCACCAGCACCCACTGTGACTGTGTAAGCCTGAGCAGTTAGAGATAATGCAGAACCACCAATAGATGTGCGAAGACCACCAGCACCACCGCCACCTCCGCCTTTATTTCCACCAGCACCGCCGCCACCGCCGCCACCACCTGCTACAACTAAGTAATCAGCAGTTAATGACTGTGTTGGAGTGAATGTTCCTGATTGACGGAAAGTGTGATAGACGTAACTTGCATCATAAGTTATATCTCCACCAGTTGCTTTTGGTGTAATTTGTTGGGCGGGAATTTCTATTCCGTATAAATAAAATGATGAGCCTGCAACAAATTGCGCAGTTGAATTACCTGCCAAAGTAATGCCAGTAATTGCCGCAACATTAGAAGAAAGCATTGCTTTGGTGTATGCGCCGTATCCTGTTGCGCTATTTCCTTCTGCTACTGAATAAAGCGACATAGGTTTGTTAGTTGCACCTGCATAATTAGGAATATACAACTCACCACTAGAAAAAGTGCTTGCGGTAGCACTCGCGCCGTCTATGTATTCATTCCAGAAAAAAGCGTTACCAGTATAAGAACCAGAACCAGCAGTTGAATCATAATTTATAAGATATGTTTCAGTATATCCCGTTGTAATACTGTTCAAAGTAAGTTTTGCGCCAGTGCGTGTTGTTGCGCTATCTACTCTCAAACTTGTTCGCAACACCAAATCCGTATAAGTTGCAGGTATTGATGAGAAGGTAACAGAAGACTGCGATGAAGACAGAATCTGTGCTTGGATAAGTTTATATGTACCAGCCATTATGCTGCCTTTATTCCAATAAGAGTTGCAGTTGTACCTGATTGAAAAGCAGTTCCAACTGTAAACAACCTTAAACCAGTAATTGCAGCAGTAGAGCGCCACAAACCAACTCGTACAGATGTGCTGCCTGAACCATTAAAATCCTCGGCAGCCGTTCCTAATACTGTTTTATATGTTGAACCTGCATAAGAAAAGATATCTGCTGTGTACATACTTGGAATAGAGGCATCCATACCGTAATATTCAAGGCTTATTCTATCGCCACTTGTGGCTCTAGCAGATGCAGCACTACTACCAGTTCCTATTAAAGATATAGTTGAATAATTAGTTGCTGTGTCAGAATTAAATTGTAAACGGCAACCAGCAGTTCCGCCTTTATTAACTAATACAACTCTTAAATCAGTCCAAGTGTTAGGGATAGAACCAAACACTATTGATGAAGAGGCATCAGTAAGAGTAATATTTGCTATTGGTTCATATGTAATAGCCATTATGACCCCTTAATTCCGTAAAGGGCGAAAGTTGAACCTGCGGCGAAACCGCTATCGGCTGGGTAAAAAGTCAAACTTGAAATTGCGGAAGTTGATTGAATTAAATTTGAACCTAAAGATATTACTCTATTTGTACTTGCTTGGTTTGCGTCATTACCAGTTATGTATCTTATAGTTTTATTTTGAGTTGTACTGGCGTAATTATGTATATCAATTATTATTGGCGAAAACATATTTGTATATGAACCACCAGATGACATATAGCAACCACCAAAACCAAGATAACCTTCATTTATGGAATTCTGGACTCCTGCTACTGTACCGTAACCAATTAAATTATGTTTTGTGTAACCACTTGTGATTGAGTTTGCCCTTCCCAAAAGGCAAACTGAAACATCATAATCTGTTGTAGAAGTATCTTTGTACATACCTCTAATTTGTAAATGAGAATAAGTGCTTGGTATTGAACTAAAAGTTAATGAACCTGCCGAACCTGTACCAGTAACAGTAGCAATAGATTCATAAACACCAACAGCAGCAAGAGTCAAGGAACTAGATGCAGCACTTGCCTTAGAGCCTGTGGTATTAGATGCGGTTACTGTAAAAGTATATGCAGTGCCCGCAGTTAATCCGCTGACTGTGATAGGCGAAGATCCTGTGCCAGTTAATCCACCAGGAGATGATGTGGCTGTAAAGGTTGTAGCAGTACCACCAGTGGTGGCAGCAGTGTATGCAACAGAGGCTGTGGATCCTGTTCCTAGATCTGCGACAACGCCAATAGTCGGAGCGTCGGGGACGTCCGATATTGCCACACCAGTTTTGGTTATACCTAGTGCATTGGCTCTCTTGATATTTGCCACCGATACTCCTTATGACTTAAAAAGAATTGTACAGGGCCGCCATAATTAACGGCCCCTAACTAACGACTAGAGAACTAGAACGTCTGCTTCTTCTGAAGTCAATGGGGTACCAGCGATCAACTTAGCCTTTGCAGATGCTTTAAGTTCAGCCTTTGCTTCGGCTGCTGCTTCTTCTGCTGCTCTCTGTGTTGCAAATGCTGCTGCATCTGCTTCCATCTGAGCGATCTCGGCATTGGTTAACTCAATGATTGACTCTTCGCCAGTCATGCAGTTTACCTCTAGTCGTGTTGGTTTCGTTGCCATTGTTTGTTTTCCTTTCGGTGGTTGTTAAGCGTTCGAAATTCCGTAAAGTTTAAATGATGAGCCTGCAAGGTGGTCATTACCTCCTGTATAAATTAAAGTAAGACTTGTTATTGCAGTTGTGTTTCTATAAAGTGAAGCAGAAGCAGTATTAAATGCTGCAACGGCGCCGTTTTCTTGTACACCAAAAGTTTCTATTTGCCTATTCTGTGCAACTGTATAGTTAGGAATATAAATCTCACCACTACTAAAAACGTTAGCGGTAATACTTGACCAAGCAGAAGTGTACATTGTGGCTGAAGTATCAGACGTTGTTCTTGAACTAAGAGCAGCAGATCCATTTGATCTTACGTTTGTGCTTGAATAGTTTGTTGCAGTACTTCCATTGATTTGTAAATTTAAAGTTTCAACACCACCAGATGCAGTTCTATTTGAACATCTTAAAACTAAATCGGTATAAGTTGCTGGAATTGATGAGAAAGTCACTGAAGCAGTAGCCGTAGCAACTGTTGTTGAACTAATTAAAGTATAGGTTGCCATAGTTACGCCTTTAGTATTCCATAGAGTGTTGCGGTTGTTCCTGTTAAAAACTGTGCGGTTGTTGCATCAGTCCAACCGCGCAAAGTTAATGTTGTTATTGCAGAAGTAGAACGCCAAAGCCCCACACCCTTTCCTACCCAACCAGAACCATTTCTATCTTCTGAATAAGTATATAAACAAGTTTTATTTGTGCTTCCAGCATAAGAAAATATATCAATTGTACAAAACGCTGGAATTGTAGAAGACCAAGCGCCGCCAGCACCAAGCCAAATATAATTTGTGCTACTTGCGTTTAATGCTGCAGCAGCGCTACCCGTACCATATATTTCAGTATAAGAATAATTAGTTCCAGTATCTGAATTAAATATAAAAGATGGCAAATATCCACCAGTAGTCATTGTTCCAGTAATAACTAATCTTAAATCAGTCCAAGAGGCGGCAATTGATGAAAAAGTAATAGTGCCAGTTGCACTACTCAAAGTAGTTGTAGCAATTTTATCGTATGTAATTGCCATATTATTTTATTCCATACAAAGCAATAGAAGTACCTGTACCAAAATTAACGCTACTCCAAACCCTAATAGAGGTTACTGCTGCGGTATTACGCCAATTACCTGAGTGTAAACAAACTTCACTAGAGGCTGTAACATTGTGGTCCCAACCTGCAAATGATCTTATTGTTTTAAATTTTGTTGTACTTGCGTAATCGTGAATATCAACAATTGCTCCTGTTGGGTATGAATCAACAGCCGAACCATAGGGGTAACCAGTAGCAACCATATAGGTTGCACTTGCGGTACCAGAACCACTAACAGTTTCATTGTTTCCAGTCAGTTGATGAAAACTATAATTGCTAGCAGTATCTCCATTAAATTGAATTAAAATTGAATTATATAAACCAGTAGGAATGATGCCGTTTATTCTTAATTGAAGTGAAGAATAGGTTCCCACTATGCTAGAAAAAGTAGTGGTTGTAGTTCCTGCTGGAGAAGCACTAGCAATAGACTCAAATGCAGTAGCAACAGTAGGAGTTACAGAGTTACTTGCAGCAGATAAAACGTTGCTCCAAGTTCCACCAGTATTAATTCCATAAGTCTTAAAAGTATAAGCAGTACCTCCTGTTAACCCAGTAACAGAAATTGGAGAAGTTGCAGAAGTACCAGTTATTGAACCAGGTGTAGAAATAGCACCATAAGATGTAGCAGCACCACCAGTTGTAGCAGCAGTAAATGTTACAGTCGCTAATTCAATTCCTGCAGTTGCAGAACCAATAGTCGGCGCATCAACAACGTCAGCAATAGGCGTATTACCGCCATTGACGCTCTTGAGCGAGACTTTATTAGTGATCGTCACTTAATTACCCTAACTAGTTTGGAGGAAATTAAACGTCTAATTCGCTTCCGAATAGTGAGAAGGAAAGAGTAGATGCTGATGCGTAAACAGTTACAATATCAGTTGTTGCTAGTGTTAAACCAACTGTTAGTACAGTTGAGTCTGAGGCTGCGACTGTGGCGCCATAGACAATGTAGTGTCTGCTGTCTGCTGCAGTTCCGCCTGGACGTACCGCAATGCGGTATGTGGCAGCAGATGCTGCTTGATTACAGATTACAATGCTTGAGATAACAGCAGCCTTAGATGCAGGTACTGTGTAAACATTTGTAAGAGTTGTTGCGGTCAGGGTCTGAGCACCGTTGCCGAAGTTACCTGCGGCGCCTGTCATTCCTAGGACTTTATATGTAGTTGCCAAGAGTTAACTCCTTCGAAGGGGATAAGCATAGATTAAATGGTACGAGAACGATATGTGGGCTAAAGTGTCCCTATGAATTTGGTGCAAAAATCGGTTTCTCAAGGGGGCAAATTAGTTCCCCTAATTCTACCTCATTTAACCACTAATGGTATGGGTCTAATGAATCCATCAATCTTTGTAGATGATGATGGCGACATCTTAGTAAACATTCGTCACGTAAATTACACGTTGTATCACTCAGAAAAAGATCAAAGATTTTTTAGTCCATGGGGCCCGCTCTCCTATCTACATCCTGAAAAAGACCAACGACTAGTTACGACCAACTACCTAGGCCGTCTTGATAAAGATTACAACTTAATTAATTTTACCAAGGTTGATTACTCTAAGTTAGATGTTCCATCTCTCTGGGAGTTTGTTGGCGAGGAGGATGTCCGCATCACTCAGTGGGATGGCAATTACTACCTAATTGGTGTGCGTCGTGATACCACGACCAATGGCCAGGGTCGCATGGAGTACTCCAAGATTGAGTTAGATAAAACTACTTGGACAGCCACAGAGGTGCAGCGAGTTCGTATCCCACCTCCTATAGATGTTAACTCCTACTGTGAAAAGAATTGGATGCCAATTCTTGATAAGCCTTATCACTTTGTTAAATGGGCTATGCCTACTGAAATTGTTGTGGCTGATCCTAATACTCCTGATTGTAAGCAGGTACAAGTAAAAGAAACTCCGCCGATTTTTCCTGATCAACGTGGTGGTACAAACGTAATTGCTTGGGGCGATTACTACATTGCATTTACTCATGAGGTTAGATTGTGGAAAAATTATTTAAATCAGAAAGACTCTGTGTACAGACATCGAATGATTGTCTGGGATAAAGAGTTTAACTTTGTTGGAGTTACAAACCCATTTGCATTCTTAGATACTCCTATTGAGTTCTGCGTTGGCGCTGCAGTTATAAAGAAAAATTTAGTATTAACCTTTGGCGTTCAAGATAACTGCGCCTTTGTTCTTGAAGTTCCTAAGAAGGTTGTTAATGGAATGATTACGGAGGCTATGTCTTATGGACGTTAAAGAGTTTGCCTTACAACTGGCTGAAAAACCTAATGATCCTCAGATTAACTTTGATCTAGCATCTGCTTATGAAGAGCAGTTACAGTATGCATCTGCAGCAGGGTTTTACTTACGAGCCGCTGAACACGGGTATAAAACTCACCCATTAATTGCTTACACATCTCTGTTAAAGATGGCCCTATGTTGGGGTGCTCAAGGAGATAGAAACCGCACCGTGTACAACAACATTATGCAGGCTATCGCTTATTTACCAAATAGACCAGAGGCGTATTTTTTAATGTCTAGAATTAAAGAACGTAATAGAGATTATCAAGAGTGCTACACCTATGCAGAGTTAGGTTTACTATTTGCTACTAATGCTCATAACCAACCTCTTCCAGGGTACGTTGAGTACAACGGAACATACTGCTTATTATTTGAGAAGGCTGTTGCAGGTTGGTGGATTGGGCGCAAAGATGAAAGTCAAAGTTTATTCCAGCACCTACTAGATGACCATAAGATGACACAAGAGTATGTCAGTGGATGTCTTAATAATCTGAAATTGTTTATCTGATGTTTCCTAATTGGTTTAAGGATGTAGAGAAGTACTTCAGACATGTACCAAGTGTTCCACTTCGTGCATTACAAATTGGCACCTACACAGGGGACGCCACGGATTGGCTAGTTAATAACCGAGAGATTAAATACCTACATGATGTTGATACTTGGGAAGGTAGCGAAGAAGTCGCCCATGAATCTCTGGATTTTTCTTCAGTAGAGGCTTACTACGACTCAAGATTTAAAGATAACAATAAGATATTAAAGTACAAGATGACTAGTGATGAGTTTTTTTTAAAGAGTACGGATACATATAACTTCATATACATCGACGGTGATCACACCGCACTACAGACCGCTATCGATGGCTTAAATGGCTTCAGGCACCTGGAATCAGGTGGGGTGATGGCATTTGATGACTACCTGTGGAACTACGGCGGAGGAGAGTACAGAGAGCCAAAGAGGGGCGTGGATTGCGTTCTTAATCTCTGTAAAGGTGAGTACACAATGATTGAATCTGGATATCAGGTATGGATTGAGAAGTGCTAGATAACGCCTGCTTTGAGGTCTTTCATACTGATACTGGAAATGAATTAAGAAACAAATCTTATGAGGGCATTTTAAATTCTATGTCCTTCTTGCCACGCCTTGGCTCTGAAACTATGTATCTAAATACAGCAGAGAAGGCTGAAGCATTTATTAATCAAACCCCAGAGTTTAAAGTAAATACGGTTACTGATTTCTGTAAGCCAGGAGAGACCTTCCCTCCAAGTTCTGGTGTTGTGGGAGTTTGGGCAAGTACTTACTTGGCTTATAAGAAGTTTTTAGAGTCTGATAAAAAAGTATTAATACTGTTTGAAGATGACATAGTCATAAGTAAAAACTTTAAAGGTATTGCAGAGATGTATTTAAATCAGTTAATTCCGTTATGGGATTTCTTTTCTTTCTTTGTTCCTAATGATTCTTTATTTGCTTATAATGAATCTGAACATGACTTAGGTGAAGAAAATATCTGCAAATCATATCAGCAGTGGTCTTGTGCAAGTTATGCAGTTAGTAGACGTGGCGCAGAAAAGGCTATTGCAGATGTTAAATCCAGGGGAATTAATTGCCCTGTAGATTGGTACATATTTAATTTTAGAATGAAACAAGAAGAAAACCAAATGAAATTTAATACCTTTACCGTAAAACCACAGGTATACAAACCTATAAA